ATGGTCTTACTGGCCCCCGGCAACGCCTTTGCCATTTCTGCCATTTCCGTCATTTCCTGTTGTGCCTGCTGTTGCTCCTGTCTCTGCTGTCTTATCTCGGCAACCTTTTCTTCTGATCGAATGACTTTAGCCGGTGCGCGATTTGCCTTATAGATTTCACGCATCATTTCGTCACCGTCCAATACGTCGAGCGATTCAGGGAATATTTGAGCAATCTGCAAACCAGTTTCTAAACTGGCCTTGATGCCCTGTGTTTCAAACATGACCTTCTGAGCTTGCGCCAGAGGGCCAAGATAATCTATTTCAATATGCCCGCCGCCAAACTCTTGCAATACAGCGGGGGCCGGTGGCAACCGTCTTGCTTCCAGTTCAATATCCCAAACACGGTCAATAATAGGGTTAAAGGCTTCGATGTTAAGCGTGTCGGTTCTTGTAGCCAACACAGCAGCTTTTTCACCGGCCATCTGAATTACTTGTGTGGCAGTCAAAAATACTTTGTTATAAGCGGCCTGCGAGAGCATCAAGAAGAAGTCCACATTAAAATGTTTTTCTATGGCCTTGTCGGTGCGCTCCCTCATTTCTAAAGCGTATGGTAACTTAATCCCTTCATTCAGCGGTTGAGGTTGATCGCCCATCTGCTCAACCCACGTCCAACCCTTCGGCCCCGAATTAACTTGACCTCGCAAATCAGCAGGTCCAACCATCGGCGGTTCGGCCATTTTCTGACCGGCAATAAGGTTTGTCCGCGCTTCCTGTTGTCCAAGCATGATTTCTGCGTAAGCATCCCAAGCCGGTGAACGTCCGTAAACCTCATCCGTTTCTTTTCTATATCTCCATCCAATCGACGGGAATCTTCGATAGCCACCCTCAAACAACAACTTGTCTTTCTTGTCTTCCAGCACCCAATAAGAACCGAATGGTTTAGCTTTGGAGTCTATTCTTGACGGATCGAAATCACCCCTAGGCTGGACAGCATGAATCAGATAAGTTTCTTCGTATGGGTTTTTCTCATATTTCTTTTCAAAGTCCTTATCGACTTCTTTGATCGTATCTAATCCGAACCGCTGAACAAGATTTCTCAGGGTCACAGGAAAACGGCGATACATGGTATCAACCATCCCGTTTTTATCTTCCGCTAAACAATATTCCCGAAAGTGAATCGGCGTGAAAAAGATTCTTCCATTGCCTATATCTTCTTCGATGTCCATAGCCGCCGTGCCTATCGAACCACCATCACGAAAGAACTGCGGCATGACAGCATAAAAATTGCTCCTTAAAAATGCCGACTTCATCACGTCTTCGCAATCGTTCAGCCATTGTGCAACTTCCGGCAGGTCGTCAACCCTCTTGCCGTTAAACTTACGCATGGCGCTCATGCGGTTAAAATTCATCGTGTTCGGTATGGTCAGTGAAAACCAGTCAAGGTTAGGTGAGCAAAGATAGCCGTACATCCCGTCTGCCCAAAGATTCAAGGCTGAAATAGCCGTGCCGTCATAGACATTCCCGGTAAGTTTCTGCCCCTTCATGGTGGACTTGATCGGTCTGGACTGTCTGACAAATTCGAGAATGTCATCAACGACCGATTCAAAAGGAAGGCGTATCTGCTTTAAATATTCGTGATACCTTACGATGTCTTTAGCTGTCTTCTCGTCTGTCTGTTTCTCGGCCATCGCTTCCCCACTATCCCATTAATGCAGCTTTCCCCGTTGGTGCTGGCCCCAATGAGTCTTGATTAGTTCCAGTCAAAATGGTTGCCTTGTACCCCTTGCGCTTTCTTAACTTTTCAGATTCGGCTTCGGCGGCTGCGGCTAACGCATCGGCATTGGCTTTTTCCTCGGCTGCGGCTGCTTCGGAGGCTGCCTTTTCAGTAGCCTCTGCTTCGGCTTCTTTCTCATCCTTTTGGTCTGAATACTCCCCGTATAAAGAGTAAGCACCGGGAGCGAAAATATTACCGGCGAGATTCGTAATCGAGTCAGACCCTCCACGCCAAGGCATTAACTGATCCAGTGATAAATCCTTCCATACCCTACCGACTCCACTGCTCATAATCCCACCCTCAACCCTTCCCCGCGCAAACCGAACAACAAAGGATTTACGTTGTTTTCGGCAACCTTGTTTTCTACTCTCGGAATCGGGAAACGAAATTCTTTAAAAAGGTCATACGCGTAAGCCATCATGTCCAGTATATCAACGTGATAAAAGGGGAACTTCTGCATTTCATCTTTTATCGCATCAATATACTTCTGCGGTATCGCAGTAGAATAGTGAATCTTCCCGTTGTTCAAAGGCCATTGTAAGGCATTGTCAACACGCAATACCTTTGTTCGTCCCGCTGGCTTCAACAACACAAGATTCTTTGCATCCAGGGACAACCTACGGCCCTTTATCCTCAAGGCACTGGAAATATGAATTTCAGTAGTCGATAAGCCAACCTTCTCCACGCCCATCTGCTGAATGATCCCGTTCCTGAGATACATGGTGACAACGCCGTTGATCCCTTCCGAATGAGACATCTTGTCCGCTTCGACATCCAGTAAATAAATATTGGATTGCCCTATGTCATCCAAAACAGGTTCAATCCCTATAACACCGTATGACCACAAATCCTTAGATTGCTTGTCTGTCTCATCCCCACCGGCTTGATCCAAAATCATGAACTTGTGAATGTTCCGGGGAATAAACTGCGGCTCAATCGGTTTTAAAAAAAAAACGTTTAATCGGACACCGCTTAACGGCGTAGGATCGCATAACTGCTGGCTATTAAAGTGCTGCCCTGTCTTTTCTTTCTCCCACGAACCCTTGTCCATCAAAACAGGCTTACCGTCCCGTTCTCCATTGTCCGAACCGGGAACACGCCTGAGCTTGTAAATATTAGTCCCGTCAGGATATTTCTTGTCCCTGATCTTTACATTCGGCCCATAATGAGAGTAATACGTCCCAATAACCCTCGTCACATCGCTATCCGAAAACGTCCCTAAGTTACCCGCCATTTCAAACTTCGAGTAAACCTTGTTCAACATATCAGGGGATTCCCGAATGTCCTCGGTCTCCAAGTCGTCAAACACGCATCTTTCAAAATGCCTTCCGGTAGGCATACCTTCCGTTAATCCCCATGCCTCAATAGAAGACTCACCCCTTGATGAACCCTTGCGTCTCAATACAAGTCCGTCATCCTCAGACCACTTCGGAGATTCACTCTCCGGTTTCCCGTAAAGAACATCAGGAAAACACCATTTCAAAATATCCGAAGATTCCAATAACGTCTTAATCCCACGCAAAAACTTCTTCGCCGCCGGACGAGAATAAGCGAATATCCCCGTGCAATGATCTGGATGTTTCAACTGATACTGAACCGTCTCCGCAATGGTGATAATCGTTGATTTGTAATGCGCCCTGGCCCATATATCCAAAGTGTTGCTTCTCGGCCCGTTCTGAACCATATTGCACATCTTCACGACAAACGGATGATTCGCCTTCTCAATCTCCATCACAAACAACACAATGAAAAACAGGTCGTTAAGAATCAAATACCGATAAGTAGCTCTCTTATCCAACTCGCCAGATTCAATCTTCTCCTGTAAACTGACATAATCATACCGATACTGCGCCTTATGCACCCTGGGGTCATAACAGGCATCGTTTAACGCTATCTCTGAATGTGGTATGAAGCTTATCAATTTTAATATCCTCGAACCGCTAAACCAGAAAACGTAACAGGATCGTTAGTAGCGTCGCCAAATAGAATCGCATTATTAAAGGCATTACAAACCCACAGTTTCTTTACACATTCCCTGTCTTTCTTATTCCATTGATCTTCTGGAATCTTTGAAATCCTCGTATTCCATTGTTTAATTAAGAACTTCCAAGAATGACTATACTTTCTTTTTATGATTATCATTGGACCACCACAGAGATGTGATTATCCATCTTGTTCCAGCACCGTTCTTGACGGAATCTTTTTCGTTTGGACATCACACCCCCGAAAATCGATTTGTAAAAAATTTAGCGGACTTAGAAAGAGGTCACCGTACACGCAGGTGAACGGCCGAATCTCCCCCCTCCCCCCTCCTTACTTTCCCCTTTTCACTGCCCATTTTATTCATATTTCACACTGATTGCTTAACTATTTCAATGATTTAACGCTTGTTTGTAGGTGCATGGTTACATAAGCTATCTTATTAGACATAACTATCTAATCCCTAGTTATATCAATAGCTTGCACATCTGCTGACAAATCGCTATGCATATCACATGCCACTTTGTTACGGTACGAGTCCAGATTAATCGCAGATATGTCCACATTTATCTGTAGTCCCTGCTTGATGACTGGCTCATAACGGTCATATACCAGTGCTGCTGCCGCTAGGATATTGGTATCGCTTGGAGCTATTGTCTCTATGTAATCAACAACTTGACCGTCTTTTGTGACCTTTTGCTGCTCGATCTCTCGCGTCTCGCCGGACAGTATCCGCTCCACTTGATTTTTCGCGGCCTTGACGAGTTTTGGGTGAGTTAGGGAGTATTTATTTACTTTCTTTTTCAACTTGCACACTGCTGCTGCTGATATTTTATCTTTATTATTGACTAGTTGCAATGCTGTGTATGGATCTACTTGGTTATTAACCATTTTGATTGCTGCTAGTGTTTTTGGTTGGTATTTTGGGGTTGTTTGCTCTGTTAGCTGCTGATCCATATCTTTATCCGTTCCCGGTTATTTGAGAGCCCGGCTGTCCGGGCTTGGCTGCCTGTGATTGATCTGTGATCGCTCAGCGTAGGCAGGATGAGGCTGTTTGACCTCTATTTGTTATCTGCGGCTTGATGCCGCTTATGTCGTCCGGCGCTCGCTTGCGCTTGCTCTGGACAACTACTTAAGGTACTTTTTTTAATCCCTCTATATATGTGCTGTAACAGCGACAACATTGGATATGCTCATTTCTGCATTATCTTCTTGATTTGATTGAGAGTAAATTTATTTTTCCTGTCAACCGCCTGCTTGCTGATTTTATGGTAATCTGCGATCTCCTGGGTTGTTGCTGACAGGTAGTATTGCATCATTAATGGAACTGATCTTGATAATGGTAGTTGCTTAACCACATCTAATACGTCAGGACGGTCACTATCCGCTATTTCCTCAATGATTAAATACTTGCTTTGCAATATATTTCACCTACATATTTAATTAATTTATCAGTTATTTCATCGGGGAATGGTTGTAACTGTGGGCCGTGATACTTAGTGTGACAATAACTACATATACAAACTCCATTCTGTTCGTGGTATCTTAATTTCTCATTATCTGCCCATCTTACAATATGATGGACTTGGATAAATGATATTTCACCACATAAAATACATGTGCTTTTATCTCGTTTGCGTATCTTGTCACGCCACGATCTATATTTATTATTATCTCTTGGGTTTTCTTTAATTGGTGCAACTGGTGCGGGTTGTGGCTTGCCTTGATACTTTGCTATATCTATGATTTCTCTTAGTGTTTCACTGGCATCATAGATTGTAATATCTCCGCCATTGCCATATCCAGACTTATTCTTGCTCTTGCCTTCCGGGTTCCATAAATGATTTCTGCATCTCACGGTTACTTTATCCCCACCGATTTACTTTCAACTGGATATTATTGTACCAGAACAATCGTTCTAAGTCAAGGTTTTTCTCGACATTTTTGTCGAATGCCCGACATTTATTGCCGGATACATAACTATATGATTTATTACTATTATCTCCATTTTAGAACGTACGTTCTCGACATTTCTTGCC